ATCTGCTGACTAATGCAGAAGCACCGGGAGCATCAGATGATATTGCAAATCGCTTAGCGAATGCAAGTTCAGAAGATGAAATCCTATCCATTTTAAGCGGTCAATAAACCGCAAACTAACCAGAAAGGAGATATCAGCAAATGCCTGATGTCTTTTCCACTTCAACCTCTGGGTTAGGTTCCAATCTTGTAACTATGGCGTACGACAAGTTGATCGAACTCAACTTGCGTTCAACACCACAGTTCCGCGCTATCGCGGACAAGAAGATCGGAAGCCCAACTCACGATGGTTCTTCAATCCGTTTCCAGTTCTACAACGATATTGCTGACACCACAATCGCTGGTGCAACACTCGCTGAAACTGTAGATCCAGATGCAGTAGCAATGCCAGCAACTACAACCCTAGATGTCGCACAGACAGAACTAGGTCGCGTAGTTATCCCAACACGTAAGTTGTCACTTATGTCTCTCTCAGATGTTGATCCATGGATTGCTAACGCAGTTGCGTTCAACATGGCAACAACACTCGATAACGGTATCTCTGCCATCCTAGATGCAGGTACAAACGTTATCCGTGAATCTGGTGGAGCACTTTCAACAACTGCTGCTAAGTCAACAATTGACACAACAGATACATTCAAGGGACGCGACGTACGCTTCGCAGTAACTAAGTTACGCGCTGCAAACGTTGTCCCACGTGGCGGAATGTATGTTTCATACATCCACCCAGAAGTTTCACATGATCTCCGCACAGAGACAGGAAACAACATCTGGCGTACACCACATGAGTACCAGAACGTCGGACCACTCCTTGCAGGAGAACTCGGCGCATGGGAAGGTGTCCGTTTCATCGAGACACCACGCATGACAAACACAGTCTCAGGTGCTGCTCTAACAGCACTCGCTACTGCTCCAGCAGTAAGCGGAGTCTCAGGTGAGTTCACAATCGTGGCAGCAAACGCTGCTTTCGGTGGTCTTGCTGAGGTCGGAGATGCTATCTCTGGTACAAACGTAGGTTCAGGCGCTTTGATCACAGCAATCTCAGTTGGTACAACAAACACTACATTCACAGTGTCTGTTGCTAACTCAGGAACTGTTGGAACAAACACACTTACAGTTACTCCAAAGGCACGTGTTTACAACACCTACGTACTCGGACAGCAAGCACTTGCTGAGGCAGTATGGAAGGAACCAGGCATTGAGTTTGGTAACGTTGTAGACAAGTTGAACCGCTTCCGCCCAGTCGGCTGGCACGGTATCATCAACTGGTCAATCTACCGTCAAGAGGCGCTATACCGCATCGAGACTGCTTCATCAGTTCGTCCATAATCTAAGTAATTAGACGGGTGGGTAGGGGGCAACCCCTACTCATCAGTAAAACGGCTTAGGAGGCTATATGACATACAGATTCACAACTCCAACAGTGAGTGAAGGTCCATTAGGGGAAGGCCCACTATTTAGTCGTTACCGCCTTACAAGAGGCGTTAGCGTTATTAAAGTTGATGGGGAATATTATGAGGTCAGAAACCCTTCTACTGAGGAGATAGCAGAGGCAGAGGCATTCTACTTAGGTGGGATAACTTACGATGTTAATGAAGCAGAAAAGGCTGGCCTAGAGGCAGCAGGATATACGGTGGAGACGGTATAAATGTGTGAACATATCAGTAAGGTGATTGAATGGGGATTCACTGATACTCATGATTTTAAGGCCACAAAGTATGGATGCTTGAACTGTGAGGAAACTTCCCCAGTTCCATTTGTCTCACAAGATATATTTGTTGATCATAGCACCTGTGGCGGTCCAGATGTCTGCTTCGGATGCAAGGCTGCAGGACTCCAGTTAAGCACTGGGGATGCCCACAGCGCTAAGTCCATGAGCAACAAAAAATGGGAAAGCGAATTGGATGCTTATCGCTCTGCACGTTCTGAGGGTATCCAACCTGCTGGGACCAGCATGAAGGCAGTTCAGGAGGCCAGAAGGGCCTCTGACGCCCTAGGAACGGCATATGACGCCAATACTATGGTGGACTCTAGCATAATTCAAGACAAGACAGTATCCAAACTCAAGGAAGTGGGAGCAGTATAATGCCAAAGGTAGGAAAAAAAGAATTTCCATATACCGCTAAAGGTATGGCTATGGCCAAGATGGAAGCCAAGAAGACTGGCAAAAAAGTAGCAAAGAAAAAGACCGCTAAAAAGAAACCCGCTAAGCGCGGACTATTCGGAGGAAAGTAATCATGGCAAAGCAATATAAAATTGGATCAAAGTATTACGAAGTAGGATCATTTGCTCAGGCAATTAAGGCAACTCCAAAAAAGACAACTGTTGCAAAAAAGGCAGCAGCAAAGAAGCCTACAATTGGTGGAGCAGCACCTAGAGTAACCAATACTACTGGTTTTACCAATAGATCATCAGGGTACTTAAACCCAAATGCTGCTGGAAACAAGAAGTCTACTACAGTCAAGAAAGTTGCTTCAGTCAAGCGCAAGCGTGGTATGTAATTATGCCAGGCATGAAGAAGAAGGCTACACCTTCACCTAAGCCAAAGAACACTGGTCCAATACTTGTCCTTCCAAATGGAAGTACTGTTGGTCTTAGAGATCTTGGTAAGGTAAAACCAACACCAAAGGCTACCGCTACACCTAAGCCAAAGGTAACTTCAAATCCAACTTGGCAGCAGCAACAAAAGAAAGCAGAAGCCGAACTTCTTAAGAGGCGTAAGGCTGAATCTAAGCGCACTGGAACTTGGCCTAACTACGGAACTAACTAAGAAAAAAACACATGACTTATACAAAACCTGAATTAAGAGAACGTATTAAGAACCGCATTATGGCAAGTTCTCAAGGTGGTAAACCAGGTCAGTGGTCTGCTCGTAAAGCACAGTTAGTTGCTCAGGCTTATAAGAAGGCTGGTGGTGGCTACTCTGGTAGCAAAACCACCAAACAGAAGTCCTTGTCCAAGTGGACTAAGGAAGAGTGGGGAACCAAATCTGGTAAGCCTAGCACTCAAGGATCCAAGGCAACAGGAGAACGATACCTTCCCAAAAAAGCGCGTCAGGCTCTATCCGCCAAGGAGTACGCAAAAACAACTGCAGCCAAACGCAAGGGTACAAGTCAAGGCAGGCAGTTTGTAAAACAACCCAAAGCAATAGCAAAGAAAACAGCAAGGTACAGATGAAAGACTCAAGGTTAAAACGAGCAGGGGTATCTGGCTTTAATAAGCCAAAGCGTACACCTAACCATCCTAAGAAGTCACACGTTGTTGTGGCTAAGGTTGGAGATAAAGTAAGGACAATCCGATTTGGAGAGCAGGGTGCAAGTACCGCTGGTAAACCAAAATCTGGAGAGTCCGAAAGAATGAAAGCAAAACGTAAGTCTTTCAAAGCAAGACATGCAAGTAATATATCAAAAGGTAAAATGAGCGCCGCATATTGGGCAGACAAGGTAAAGTGGTAAAATGAAAAAAATGACAAGTGGAGGACAACCTTCGGGATACAAAAACCCTAAGGGAACAGGTTCAAAGAAGGCAGCACCAATCAAGGTGAGCCAAGCAACAATCGATAGAATTAAGTCAGCAGGAATGGCCGCTGCTCTTAAGAAGGCAGCAGGCGGAGCAAGCGCTGCATACGTCGAAGGCGTAAAGCGCATGTACGGTGCAAGCCGTTTAACTGCAGCAAAGGCTAAAGTAAAGAAGGCAGCACCAGGATCTGCTTCTGGATACCTTAATCCAAAGCAGGCAGGACCTATGACAGGTCAGCCTTCTGGTTACCGTAGCACCAAGCAGGCAGGTTCAAGAGGACCAGCAGGGGCTGGACAGCCATCTGGTTACCGCAGTACAAGAAAACAAAATCGTCCGTAATTCAACATTAAGGGATATTAAATGACAACCACCTATACCAATATGGTAGATGAGGCAATGCTTAACCTATCTGGTTATACATTGAGGCAGGATCGTACCACTCACCTTACACAAGAAATATCAGCATCTGGCTTGACTCTTAACATTGCAGATGTTTCAAATATTGGTAAAGGTGTTGTCGAGATTGATGACGAACTACTTTGGATTGACAGTTATGATCGTGTGTCCAATACCGCTACTGTGGCTCCGTATGGCCGAGGCTATAACGGAACTACAGCAGCGGTACACACGGTCAACTCTCGTGTAACCGTTGCTCCTACCTTCCCAAAGGCAGTAGTTAAGAAAGCAATCAACGATACAATTGACGCAGTATTTCCTCAACTATTTGCAGTTGGGGTTCATGTCTTTAACTTTAACTCTGCTAAGACAACCTATAGCCTACCAGCAGAGGCTGAGACAATCCTCTACGTTTCATGGCAACCAACAGGACCTAGCGAAGAATGGATGCCGCTTCGTAAATGGCGTCAAGACCCACTAGCAAACACCACAGCATTTACCTCAGGTAATAGCATCTCTGTCTACGATAACGTAGAAGCAGGTCGCAAGATCCAGGTATTTTATACCAAGAAGCCATCCACCCTCACAACGTCTGCAGGCTCTGCAGTATTTGAGACAGTCACAGGACTTCCATCATCGTGCAAGGATGTCATCCTTTACGGAGCATCATACCGCCTAGCGTCATTTATTGACCCAGGCCGACTCAACTATTCATCTGCAGAAGCAGATAACGCAGATACAAAGATCCAGTATGGCTCTGGTGCTTCAACAGCACGATTCATGCTCGGACTATATCAGCAACGCTTAAACGAAGAAGCAGGAAAACTTCGTGATGTTTACCCAACCCGAATCCACTATACGAGGTACTAATCAATGACAGTCCGCAGATACTCCTCCATCTCGCAAGAGACATCACTTACAGCAGCGCTTAACGCAACTGCAACTACAATGGTAGTCAACTCAGCAGCGGTGCTTGGTAACATTACACCTGCTTCTGGTGAACGTTTTACACTCGTTATTGATCCAGACACAGCCCTTGAAGAAATTGTTTATGCCACATCACCTAGTTCACCTTCTAGCACAACGATAACAATTATCCGTGGTGTTGACGGAACTGGTACAGAAGGTGTCTCTGGTGTTGCTCACTCAGCAGGAGCCAAAGTTCGTCACATGGCTATCGGTGTTGACTTCCGTGAGGCTAATAACCACATCAAGAATGAAACAACTGCCCACGGTTTGACTATTGCCAACGTTCTAGAAACCACCGACACAAACATGATTACCACGGCTATGCTACAAGCAAACTCCGTGACCACAGCCAAGATTACAGACGCTAACGTAACAACAGCAAAGATTGCTGATAGCGCAATTACTTCCGCTAAAATCGCTGATCTAGGTATCGCCACAGGCGACATCGCAGACTCTGCTATTACAACCGCTAAGATTGCTAATGCTAATGTTACTACTGCTAAGATTGAAGAGTCTGCAGTTACTAACTCTCGCATTGCAGCAGATGCTGTTACAGCAGATAAGATTGCTAACGATGCAGTTGGAACTACAGAGATTGCTAACCTAGCAGTTACGACTGGTAAGATTGCAGATTCAGCCATTACCTCAGCGAAGATCGCTGACGGTACTATCGTGGCTGGAGACATCGCAGACGGTGCTGTTACCTCAGCCAAGATCCTAGATGGAACCATTGTCGCTGGTGACCTAGCCGATGGAGCAGTTACTTCTGCAAAGATTCTAGACGGAACAATTGTTGACGCTGATATCAATGCAACTGCAGGTATTGCCTACACTAAGTTATCTCTTGGTGGAACCATTACTTCTGCTGACCTAGTAGATGGAACTATCGTAGCAACTGATATTGCTAACGGAACCATTACCGCAGCCAAGATGGTATCTGACCCATATGCTCGCGCTAATCACACAGGCACACAGACTGCCTCAACAGTCTCAGACTTTGATACACAGGTTCGCACATCTCGTTTAGACCAGATGGCAGCACCTACTGCTTCCGTATCACTAAACAGCCAAAAGATTACTTCCCTACTAGACCCTACCTCAGCACAGGATGCTTCAACTAAGGCATACGTAGATGCTCAGGTAAATGCCCTTGTAGACGGTGCTCCTGGAACTCTAAACACTCTTAACGAAATTGCTACTGCAATCTCTGCTGGTGGTTCATTTGAATCCACAGTAGTACTCAAGTCTGGTTCTACGATGACTGGCAACTTGACTCTTGCTGGTGCACCTACATCTAACCTTCACGCTGCAACTAAGTTGTACGTAGACGATGTGGCTGGTTCTGCTACAGCAGCAGCCGCTAGTGCAGCAGCCGCAGCCACAACCTATGATAACTTTGATGACCGCTACCTTGGCGCTAAGTCAACTCCTCCAACACTAGATAATGATGGCAATGCACTTATTACTGGTGCTATCTACTGGAACTCTGTAACCAATCAGATGTACGCTTGGACAGGTTCTGCTTGGGGTTCAATCTCATCCACTGCAGACATCTACCGCTTCCGCTTTACAGCAGCAGGTGGAGAAACATCAGAGTCTGGTGCAGATGACAACGGTTTGACACTTGCTTATCTTCCAGGTAAGGAGCAGGTATACCTCAACGGTGTACTTCTTGCTCGTACCTCAGATTACACAGCAACTAACGGAACAAGCATTTCTTCTCTTGCAGCCCTTGCTGCTGGAGATATCCTAGAAGTTATCACCTTTACAGCGTTTGAACTTGCAGACTCAATTGCCCGTTCACTCTTTGATGCTAAAGGTGACATACTCGTAGCAACATCTGCTGATACTCCTGGCAAGTTAACAGTTGGTAGTAACGGACATTACCTAAAGGCTGATTCCTCTACAGCAACTGGCCTTGTATGGGCAGCAGTACCTGACCCAGACCTAACTCCATATGCAACAAAAGTTGCACTTGAAGAACAATCTATTATGACAATTATGGGAGCACTCTAATGACTAAAGCCCGTGACCTAGCAAATGCTGGTACAGCCTTAACGACTGTATCTGCTACAGAGTTGGGATACCTAGATGGTGTTACTTCTGCTGTTCAGACTCAGATTAATGCAAAGGCTGCATCTGATACTGCTGTTACCTTAACTGGAACCCAGACACTTACAAACAAAACAGTCACAACTCCAGTCATCATCTCTCCAGAAGAGCGTATGACGGTATCTGCTACGGCAGCAACTGGAACTATCAACTTTGATGCAGCAACACAGGGTGTTCTTTACTACACATCAAATGCCTCTGCTAACTGGACTCTTAATGTTCGTGGTAGTTCAGGTGCAACACTCAACAGCATCCTTGCTACTGGTGATGCAATCACTGTGGCATTCTTAGTAACTAATGGTTCAACTGCATATCGTCATACAGCACTGACTATTGATGGAAATGCACAGACTGTTCTCTGGTCTGGTGGCACAGCCCCAGCAGCAGGTAGCGCATCATCTGTTGATGCTTATTCATTTACAATTATTAAAACAGCAGGAACCCCAACCTACACCGTATTCGGTGCTGGTCCAATCAAATACGCTTAGGAGATACAATGCCTTTATTTACACCTATTGGTGGTGGAGGAATTGGTAAGGCTACCGTAACTGGTACTACTGGTTCACCTTCCGTAGATACAACAACTCGCGCTGGTAAGACTATCTATCGCTTTACTGCTAATGGTTCTATTACTATTGGTACTGCTGGTACTGCTGAATTTCTTTTAGTTGGCGGCGGTGGTGGAGGAACAAATGGTGGCGGTGGTGGTGGTGCTGGAGGCTATGTTTATAGGGCATCTGCACTTTTACCATCTGGAACTCTAACGGTAACAGTTGGTGCAGGTGGTCCTGCAAATCCTAACAATAGCGCTCAATATCCAATAAATGGAGACTCAAGTGTTTTGGGTGACTATATTGCAATAGGCGGCGGTAGAGGTGGTTCATCATTCTCTAGTGGCCAGGTAGGACCTCCTGGGGTAGGTGGTTCTGGTGGTGGTGGGCAAAACCAAGGTGGTGCTGGAGGCGCAGCGGGATTTTCTGGTCAAGGTTTTGCTGGCGGTAATGGCGCTAATAGTGGTAACTATGGAACTGGCGCTGGTGGTGGCGCAGGTGGTGCTGGACAAAGCGCTAATGGTAGTAATTCACCTCTAGGTGGTGCAGGTGTTGCTAATTCAATTACAGGAACTTCTGTTACGTATGCAGCAGGCGGCAATGCAGGTGGCGGAACCGCCCCTGCGGCAAATACTGGAAGTGGTGGAAATGGTGGGACCAATCAAACTGGTGCTGCTGGCGTAGTAATCGTAGTAATCGGATAATTTAACAAACAACAATCGAAAGGGTAGTAACTAATGGCTACAACATCAAAGGCTCTCTTTAGAGGAGCCGCATCAACATCAAGTACAACACTATATACAGTACCTACTACATCAACAACTACAGTAGTAACTAGCATTTTAGTTGCCAATACTGCAGCAACAGCAGCAACATTTGATATGTCAATAGATGGCGTTCAAATTGCTAATGACGTAATAGTTGCAGCAAATGACACTCTTGTTATTGACATTAAGCAGGTTATGCCTGCAAATGCTACTCCTAAAACTATTGTAGGACTAGCCTCAGCAACAACTGTAAACTTTCATATTTCAGGAGTGGAGATAGTCTAATGCCTGTTAGCAGCCTTAAGGGAAATTTTAGAACTACATTTTGGGACCAAGTTACTTACCTACCTCTTCAAGTTGATTTACTTGTAATTGCAGGTGGTGGTGGTTCTAGCGCCTTTGGTGGCGCGGGTGGCGCGGGTGGCTTAGTTGGTCTATCATCACAGTTTATTCCTTCCAAAGCCACTTATGCAGTTGTAGTTGGGGCAGGTGGAGCAGGTGGTGTCCATAACACATCTATTGCTGTAAACGGAGTTAACTCACAATTTGGTTCTTTGACTGCCGCTGTAGGTGGCGGTGGCGGAGGTATGACTTTTAACTCATCAGACTCACGCAGGAATGGACAGAACGGTGGTTCTGGTGGTGGTGGTGGTGGCAGTGACACAGGATACGGCAACTCACTTGGAGGTACAGGCTCACAGGGTGGCAATGGTGCTATCGGTCAAGCCACAAATAACGGCCAAGGCGGTGGTGGTGGAGGTGGTGCTGGTGGCAATGGAACACCAGGAACATTTAATACAGTTGCGCCTGGCGGCGTGGGTTCATCTGCTTATTCTGCGTGGGGTTTAGCAACCACAACAGGACAAAATGTAAGCGGCACTGTTTTCTATGCAGGCGGTGGTGGCGGTTTTGCTAACTACGGAGCAAGCGCTGGAGGTAACGGCGGTGGCGGTGTTGGTTACGGAAATACTGATTTAGGAGCAAACGGAACTGCCAATACAGGCGGTGGAGCAGGTTCAACATATGCTAGCCCAGGAAAGTCTGGTGGTTCAGGAATTGTTATTGTCCGCTATTTAAGTGCAACTCAAAAAGCAACTGGCGGAACTGTTGTTTCTTCTGGCGGTTATTACTATCACACATTTACATCATCAGGAAACTTCGTTATAAACTAATATGATTATTTACACAAAAGGAAAACAATAATGGCACATTTTGCAGAAATAGTAAATGGTGTTGTAGCCCGCGTAATTGTTGCCGATACTAAAGAATGGTGCGAAACCAATCTTGGTGGAACCTGGGTACAGACTTCATACAATACACACGGCGGAGTTCACATTAACGGTGGCACACCATTGCATAAAAACTATGCAGGTGTTGGTTACTCTTGGGATGGGGTAGGCTTTGCAACCGAAAAACCATACCCATCTTGGACGTTAAACACAGATACATATTTGTGGGAAGCACCCACACCTATGCCTACAGATGAGCAACTCTACTATTGGGTAGAAGCAGACCTTAACTGGCAAGTAATTCCAACCGAATAATTTAATTCCTAGTAGTGGAGGTACGCCTTGGCTGGCCAAGATATTACCGAGGGTTTACCCCTCAATGTAGGTAATCCTGGAACAAGTGGATTCTGGACCAATAACGCAGAAGACTATGACGTAGCCTTCGGTGGTATCCCATTCTTCATGGCTCCAACAGATCAGAACCCATATCAGCGC